ACAACAATATAAAGCCTGTTATATTACCGCCACGAATATGTATTATATTATTGTAAGGGAATAATGGAAAAACATTTTTGAGGTGGTAATATATGAAACAAATACATACAAAAAACAAGGAATTATTAAGAATGTTGGTGCAAGAAAGATATTTTGATAAAGCTGGAAATATTATTGATAGACGATTGCATATTATAGATAATCATCTATACGTTAATATAGATACATATAACGAAATAATGAAAAAATACAATAATAGGATGGACAAATGATATGATAACAAATTTTGACAAATCAAATATACAAGGTAGCGATTCAGAATCAATCTTTTTACAATTTTTGAAAATCACAGGAAAAACAGATACAGTAATCGATTTGAAAATCACAGACGATATCAAGGAATTGAAACACAAATTACAAGAAAATAAGCAGAATGTTAGCAAGGTAATTATAGATGTGCGCAAAAATAAACTTTATCAAATAAAGGATATAGATTTTATCACATACGATGCAAAAAATAATAAGATGGTAAATTTTGACGTAAAGTTAGATACAAGGGTGCATGATACAGATAATTACCTGCTAGAAATATATAGTAATTATGAGACAAGAAAAATAGGATGGGGATTAACGACGGAATCAGATTATATAGTTGTGCATGAGCCGCAGACTAATTTTTTACATTTTATAAATATGAGAAAATGCAGACAATACCTGCTAGAGAATTGGCAGAAACACAAACTTGTTGCATCAACCACTAACATGATGTATACAAGCAAGGCTATATTGATTAATACGCAAGAGCTAATTGAAAAAATAGGAAAGATTAAGATATACAACTATAATACTAAAAAATGGGTGATAGCATGATATATATAATAATTTTCGCTTTAATAATATTGAATATGATAGCATTATACAATCTTATTAAAGCGAAACAGAATTGTGAAAACATACATAATATAATTGAGGGGATGAAACATAATGGATGAGGTAATATTAGATAACGCTATTGATTATAGCAACAAAAACAATGTAAAAACCTGCATTAAGCAGTTGAATAAATTGGAATCAGACAATAAAACGGGATTGTGTATCTATTGCGACTTAATGGATGCAATACAAGCAGTATGCACCAAACGACAAAAGCAGATTATATATTATTACTGCATCATGCAGTATACACAACAGGAAACAGGTGATAAGATAGGGATATCGAAACGCACAGTTGTAACTGATTTACAAAACATTATTGGTAACATTTCCAATTACTTGACGGAGGATAACAATGAGTGAGGATGTAATGAATGAAATGGAGGAATTAATCCAAAAATTAGGAAACAAAAATATAAGCGATTATAACAGACAAAAATTACAAAAAGAGTATGATATGATGATTGATAAGTATATGTTTCGGATTAATCAGCAAAACAAAAATACGAAGTCAAAGCGAGATAATGAAGAATATAGCATATTGACATACAAGCAAATGGAAAAAAAGAATACAATGGAAATGGATTATGATTTCACGCGCGATTATTGAGGTAACTAAATAGTTACCTTTTTTATTTTGTCAACAATATTTTAAAAGTAAATCCAGTTAACTTATTTGCAAATTTTAAAAAATAATGCTTGACATTCTCGCAACGATAGAATATAATGTACTTGTAAGGTTGATAGTTGATAAAAGTTAATCCAGTTAACATTTAGGGAGGAAACAAAAATGGCAAAAGTAACAGTAACGGCAAAACAGGCAGACATCGACAAAAACAATGTATTTTTCAAAACGATTGACACAAGGGAAATCATGTTGGACGAAATCAGCGTGGAGGCGATTAAAGAAACCAATATTCGGCAATTTGGCAAAATGGAAGCAAAGGAAGAAGAAGAATATAGGAAACAAATTGCGGCACTCGCCGAGCGTATCAAAAACGAAGGTCAGCTTGTGAAAATTAAAGTAAGAGAGTTGACAGAAGCAGAAAAGAAAAATGCAAAAAAAGATGAAGTATACGGCATTGTTGACGGTCATACACGTTATCAAGCGTTTCGGCTTCTCAATAGCAAAGCCAAAACACTGTACAAGAAAATCGCGGCAGAAGTGGTTAAGTATGTTGACAAGGACGGTGCAGACATTAACACTGTCGATGTCGTAAAATCACATGTGGAAGAAGATAAAGCATTCGAGGCAAACACAAACGTGGAAATGACTGCTATCCAGTGGGGGCGAAAACTTTCAAATTATCTGATAAACGATGGTTGGACTTTCGACAAGATTGGTGCTAAGTACAATAAATCGAAGGTTGCAGTCCGTAAAAACATCATCAACTATGGTCTGTCGATTGGACAGAAACTTGTGCTTGACAAAAAGTCCGAAGGTGGTACAGGCAAATGGCATTTTGAAAAAATCACAAAAGATGAAATTGAAACACTGAATGAAAAAGCCGAAAAGGAAATCAATGAATTTTCGCAGAAAACTTATGAAGAAGTAACAAAACAAATTGCAAAAATAACGTCTGACGATATGGGGACGAAGTATCAAGCTATTGTTAATGCACAAAAAAATCTTGAGACGCTAAGAAAGAGACTCGCAAAGACTGATAAGATACAGGAATATATTACAGAGCAGAAGAAGATTAATGCAGAAAACCTTGTGAAAATTAATGCTGAAAAACGTGCCAAAAAAGCACAGGCAAAGGAAGCAGAAAAAGCAAAGACAAGTAAGGTAAAGGCAGAGAAGGAAACAAAGTAAATAGCAATTAATCAATCAAGGACTACTAAAAAGTAGTCCTTTTTTTGTGCGCAAAAATAGAAATTGCACTTTATGTGTCTGATTTGAGGTATATAGTGAGAGGGTAATTATTGTATAACTATAATGGAGTTGATAGCAAATGGCAAAGGAATTTGCGAAACAATTCTATGGCAGTAAAGCATGGAAAGATGTCAGAGAATATATGCTGACTAAATCATATTACTGTTGCGAGATATGCGGCAGAAGTAGCAATAAACTAATAGTACACCATAAGATATATCTAACGCCGGATAACATTAATGACACTAACATAACGCTTAACACAGACAACTTGCAAGTTGTGTGCAAGGCGTGTCACGATAACATACATGATTACTGCAACCGCAAGACAAGCGCACCTGTCTGTATATTCGATAAGGATGGCAATGTGATTGGCAAGCGGTCGGACGATAACGATTAATCTATATAGTATTACACATTGGCAACAAAATAATAAAAAATAAATTGGAAAGTGTTAATCCCCCCTATACCTAGCGTTTATGAGATTCAGCCCTTGCCCGGTGTCCAACTTTTCTTTATATCATTTTTGAAATTTTGTAGGGTGGTAGGTCTGAAAGTAAACTGGATTAACTTTTTGGAGGTGAAAAAACAGAAATGGAAGAAAAAGAAAAGCGAATAAAGAAAGAGAAAAGCAAACTTACAAAGATATTTAAAAATCTTGACGTAGATAAAGACAAGATGAAGCTGATTGAATCATCCGTTAACAATCTTGCATGGATGGCAGTTGCCTTAGAGGATTTACAAGCAGATATTAACGCAAATGGTTATTATGAGACATACAATAATGGCGGCGGTCAAACAGGAATTAAAGACTCAACAAGCGTGAAAGCATATAACAGTTTAATCAAGAATTACAATAGTCTTATTAAAACCGTTTCTGCTTTTCTGCCCGACAATAACGAAAATAAATCAACAGAAAACAAATTTGCAAAGTTGATGATGCAAAATGACTAATTATATTATTGAGTATTACAACAAAATTGAAAATGGTGAAATCGTCACTTGCAAGAAAATCAAAAAAGTATATAAACATATAATTGAAAATTTAAACAGGAAACAAGACGAAAATTATATATGGCATTTTGACATTAAAAAAGCAAGCAGACCAATAACATTTATCGAAAATTTCTGTTATAATCCTGCTGGAAGTACAAAAGAATTGATAAAATTGGAGTTATGGCAGAAAGCCATGATACAAGCATTATTCGGATTTGTGGATAATAAAGGCTTTCGACAATACAAGGAATTAATGTTAATTATCGGGCGTAAAAACGGCAAATCAGCATTAGCGGCGGCACTTGCTATATATTGCCTGTTGTGTGAAAAGGAAAACAGCCCCGAAATATATAGCGTTTCAGTAACAAAAGATATAAGTAAACACTTGTGGGAATACGGTCAAAAAATGATAAAAAACTGCAAAGATTTGAGGGAATTTTGTAAGATTCATGTTAACGATATTAAGACAATACACAACGATGGTATTTTTAAAGCATTAGCAAGTGAATCTAATAATCTTGACGGTCTGAATATATCTGTTGCGCTATTGGATGAATTGCACAGTTGGAAAGACAGTAACCTGTATCACGTTGTAGTTGATGGAGAAGCAAGCCGCCAAAATGCGTTAACGATAGTAACGACAACAGCAGGATTTGTGAGGGAAAATATTTATGATTCCAAATATCAACAGATTGAAAAAACGATAAACGGATATGATGATAAAACATATATAGATGAAAGGTTGTTACCTGTTGTATATGAGCTAGATAGTAAACAGGAATGGAAAGATAATAAATGTTGGATAAAGGCGAATCCTGCATTAGGGACGATAAAAAATTATGTGAGACTATCCGAAGAAGTATATCGGTGCAAAAACGGAATGGGTAATGTCAAAAACCTATTGACTAAGGATTTTGATATGCCCGAAACGTCAAGCCAATCTTATCTTGAATTTGACGATATACGGAATGATACTATTGTTGATTATATGACATTAAACAGAAGATATTGTATTGCAGGTATAGACTTGTCACGTACAACAGATTTAACAAGTGTATGTATTATGTTTAAGCAACAAAACGATGATAGATTATTTGTATTAAGTCAATCATGGATAACAGAAGATTGTTATAATCAACAAAAAATGACAAATAACAGGCAGTTTTTTGACAAGTGCATTAAAGATGATTGCTTGAGAATATCAAAAGGGCACATTATTGATTATCACTTAATATTAGATTATTTGGATGAAATCAAAGAAAAATATGATTTGTATTATTATAGAATTGGTTATGATAGATACGGCGCAACGTACCTAACACAAGAGCTAAAAGACAAATACGGTGATGATGTATTGGAAGAAGTAATACAGGGTGCTAAAACAGAATCTATACCGTTGCAAAATCTTAAGGCTGAATTACAAGCCAAAAATCTAATATACAATAATAACAATATGCTCAAATGGTGCTTATGTAATATGAGAGTAAAACAGGATGCCAATGCTAATTTGCAATTAACAAAAAATCGTAATCTTACAACACGAGACGATGCGGCGGCGGCTTTATTAGATTGTATGGTTGTGTATTTGCGAAATATGGAAGATTACAATAATATCTGTTAAAGAGGTGTAATAATGGTTAATATAATTTTATTTTTGGTCGGATGCGTATTAAGTCTGATTGTAATAGGCGGTCTAATTTATATTTATTGTCTTTTGAAAACAATGAAAGAATACGGGAAAATACTTGACGGTTTCAAAAAGTGAAAAGTTAATCCAGTTAACTTATTAATATAGGAGGTGAAACATAATTGAATTTTCGAGATAAGTTTTCTTCCATTTTCGGGGGAAATAATAAAGTAATTGATACGACACATTATAAATTCTTAAATACATATTCCGAAACATTTTCTACTTATGACGGAAATCTATATAATGATATTACTTGCAGGACTTGTATTGATACGATAGCGCGGACGATTGCAAAATCTAAAATCAAACATATAAGACGTGTTAACAACAAAATATCGCGTGTAGATAGTACACTAGATTATCTGTTGTCCATCAGACCTAATCAGCAAATGTCAACGTATGATTTCCTGTATAATATCACAACTCAATTATATTTGTATAATAACTGCTACGTATATATACAGACAGACGATAAAGGCAACGTTATAGCGTTATGGCCATTGCAATATAATAATTGTGAGTTAGTGCAAGATAAGAGCAATAATCTATATCTCAAATTTATGTTTTTAGGCATTCAAAAGACTATTGTATATTCTGATATAATCCATTTACGCCGTCACTTCAAAGACGAGTTTTACGGCGCAGGGAATAACAGTGTGCTAAAGAATACATTGCAAACATTATTAACCTTAAAAGACGGTATGGTTAATTATGTTACTAATTGTGTTAATCTTAGAGGATTGATAAAACTAAATAGTAGCCAAATGAGACCTGAAGATAAGCAAGCCGCATTAGATACATTTAACAACAACATCAACAAAAAGACTGGTTACGGCGTGGTTGATAAATCAATGGATTTCACACAATTAGATTCTGAATTGAAAACCGTTGATGATAAGCAGCTAAATTATGTAAGACAAGACGTATATCGTTATTACGGAATCAACAAGAAAATCGTTGACGGCGAATTTAGTGAATCTGATTGGACTAGCTTTTACGAGTCTGTTATAGAGCCATTGATTATTCAATATCAACAAGAATTTACCGAAAAAATATTCACTAGACGTGAAAAGCAGATAGGTAATGAAATTGTATTGGAGACCAATAGATTAGAGTATTGCACATTACATGACAAGGTACAAATGGCACAGGTATTACAACAGTCGGGAGTTATGACTGTTAATGAATTGAGAGAAGTGTTTGGTTTTTCGGGTGTAGAAAACGGTGATACATTGATTACTAAGGCAGATTACACAACGACAGACATAACACAAGATACAGATACAAATACAGAAGGTGAAAACACAAATGAGTGATAAAAAAATAGAAATCAGAAGTATTATAGACAATATCACAACTAATGATGATACTTGCACAGTGGAAGGAAAAGCAATTTGTTTTAATGCTGAAACCGTGTTATACAAAGACGATTATGACGGCTATGAATATCGGGAGTTGATTGATTCCCATGCATTAGACGGGATAAAGCTGAATGATGTACCTTTGTTATATAATCACGATGAGTCAAAAGCCAAAGTGTTAGCACGACAGCGCGATAATACATTAACGTTAGATTTACGTGAGGACGGATTATATTTTAAAGCAAATCTAAATACAAATTTGGGTAAAGACGTATATGATTCCGTCAAAAACGGGGATATACAAGGATGCAGTTTCGGCTTTATCTGCGACAATGAATTAACAGAAAATACAGACAGTTATCAGTTACGCAAGGTAATGAGTATCAGTTATCTATCAGATGTGTCAATCGTCGATTATCCTGCTTATGATGCAACGACGGTAGAGGCGCGGTCATTGGCTGATTGCAACGAAAAGCGAAAAGATACAGAAAAACGTAATAGATTGATGTTGTTGACGTATTAATCTCTTACTTGCAGTAAAACGTCAACAAAGTTTTACAAAAAATGAGGGTGTGACTGTCTGACGTTGATTCTAAGGGTGTCTAATTGCTAAACGTATATAAGTATATGCATTAACTTTTCAAAACGCCTTAGAATCGATTCTACGAAGTCATACAAAATAAGTATGTAATATAAGTTATGTAAATTGTCTGACTATTGCTGGATAGCATAGCCAAAAAATGCCGGATGGCAGACATTCAAAAACATATATAGAAAAGTTAACCGGATTAACAAAATTAAAGAGGTAGAAAAATATGGAAAATAAAAGACTTAATGAAATCAATGAAAGAAAAATTGAAATCAGAAGTATGTTGCAAGACGAATCAAAAAAGATTAATTTTGATGCAGTCAAAGCAGAGCTGGAAGCAATCAACGCAGAAGAAAAAGAAATCAGAGAAAAACAGGAAATCGCTGAAAAGATTAACGTAAATAAGGTAGAAGTACGAGAGATTAAAGAGGTTGATGAAAAAATGGAAAATAAAGAAATGGAATATCGCAACGCATTTAAAAATTATGTAGCAGGAAACGGAATGGCAAAAGAATATAGAAGCGTTACTACTTCTAACGTTGCTATCCCTAACGTTATCGTTAACAAGATTGTCAACAAGCTGACTAATCAAGGCATGATTCTTCCGCTTGTCAACGTTACGCATTATGAAAAAGGCTCACAAGTACCAGTTTCATCCGTTAAACCTGTTGCAGAATTTGTTGCAGAGGGTGCTACTTCTGCGGCACAAAACAGCGGTTATGAAATGGTAACTTTTAACGGCTATAAGTTGCGCGTAAAAGTACCTGTTACGGTTGAGGTTGCAACGATGGCACTTGACGATTTCGAAAATGTTGTTGCAGATAATATTGCAAATGCTATGGTATTGACGTTGGAGCAGTCAGTTATCAGTGGTACGGGCAAAGGTCAGCCAGCAGGTATTTTGACGGCTACACCAGCAGGGACGGTAACAACTAAGGAAATCTCTTATGATGATATTATCGCAATGGAATCTGCATTGCCAGCACAGTATGAAGCAGGTAGCGTGTATGTAATGTCTAAGGCTACATTCTTGAAATTCCGTAGCGTAAAAGACAGCAACAAACGTCCAATTCTTGACGAATTAGGCTATGCGAATAAGGAATTGCTGGGTCGCAAGGTTATTATCTGCGATTATCTCCCATCTTTTGACAAAGCGAAGGCAAATGATACGGTTGCATTTATTTTCAAAATGTCAGACTACACGCTGAATATGGCAATGGACGTAACTGTAAAAGAATACGAGGACAACGAAACGGACGATATTGTGAAAAAGGCTATTGCACTTGTAGACGGCAAAGTTATTGATAATTCTAGTCTTGTAGTAATGAATAAGGTAGTTACTGCATAATTGAAATTTTGGGGAAATGGGGATATATAAATTATATCCCTTATTGCCCTTATTAATAATAGGGGTGATTAAATGGAATTACAAAAAGTAAAAAACTATCTAAGGGTTGATGATGATTTAACGGACGATGATGTTTTGATACAGTCTTTAATTGATTCATCGGTTGAATATATTCAAAATTGCACGGGTAAGTTATATAAGCAAAACGATAAAGTATATGAGTTATGTATTATGTTGTTGGTGTCGCATTGGTACGATAACAGGGAAATCCTGCAAAAGGGTAATAATGCTGAAAATCCGCATAGTGTAACGGCGTTAATCAATCATATATCATACTGCAATAATTATGAGGTGGTTACTAATGCTTAATGCTGGGAATCTTGATAAGCGCATAGAAGTATGGGGCGTAACAGAAATTACGGATGAATACGGCACACATACGCAGGACGGAAAAATATATAGTTGTTGGGCTATGATTGCACCGTTGCGTGGCAAAGAATACTACGAAGCAGACAAAGTACAAAACGAGGATAATTACAAAATAACAATACGATATAGAAAAAATATGAAAGAATCATATAAGATACACTACAGAAATAATATATTTGAAATACAGTCAGTTGTTAACCCTTATATGTCAAATGAATCATTGGAATTATATTGTATTGCGAAAACGCGTGGTGTTGATAATGGCTGATTTTGAATTTCGCGGATTAGAAGAATTTATCTCGCAGTTATCTGATGTAGCAGAGAGCTATGGAAATACGTGTGAAAAGCATCTAAGGACAATAGGCAATAAGTACCGCAAGGAAATTATAGCACGCACGCCAGACTCGGGCAGTACATGGGAATACGATGAATCAAAAACTAAGCAGGAAAATAACAACAGAAAACGCAGATTTGCGAAGTTGAAACTTAAAAAAGGCTGGAAATTTGAGATTAAGGGCTACCATGGTAGCGACTTAAAACTTGAGTTATGGACTAGCAACAAGAAATTCCATTTGCTTGAGAGAGGGCATAAGATTGTAAGTCATGGCAAAAATGCAGGATTTGTACAAGGTAAATTTTTCTTTAAAAAAGCATCAGAAACTATGGAAAATGAAGTAATACCCGAAGAATTAGAAAAGCTAATGAAAGATATTACTAAGAAAATGGGGTGAAAATGATTGTTAAAACAAACAGATATAT